ACTCCAAATATATCCTCTGGATGTTCATCTGGATCAATAAATTTCTTAGCGTCTGATACTGCTGTTTCAAAATCTTTTTCAAAATAACGCATTACAACGTCATCTGAGTATTCTACGCCTTCTTCTAATTCATCAGATTGAAGTACTAAATGTCCTACACCAAAAGTTTTAAGACCTAATGAATCTTTATATATCTTATTGATTTTACCTTCGTGCTCAATAATACGTTGTTTAATCGCTTCCAAAATAACACTCTCCGTTTTCTTGTACGAAAAGTAATTTTACACTATATTGTTTTTGTTTGCTAGTAGGTTTTCTATATATTTTTTGTCCATTCTTCTTTCTAAATGTCTCACTTTTAATATCTATTCCTATAAGTTTCTTGCCGTCAAATATAACAACGTCAATAAAACCAGTAACATGAACGTTTTTAAAAACATGATAACCTTGTTTTAATAACCAAGAAATACCAGCATATTCTGCTGATGTTCCCTTGACCACTTTGCTTAGTTTGGGAGTAGATTTTTTAATAAACTTCCTGCGCTTTCTACTATTTTTTTAAGAACTGTATCGGTAGATTCTTCACCTTTTTTAGAAAAAACTTTCTCACCGAGATCGCTTACTTCTATTGCGGTCTTTCCCTCTTCTTCTCCAATATCTTGAATCGCTGTTAAAGTAGGTGCGACACTAGCACCGATAGTTTTAAATACTCTTTTCTCAAGATCACGCATAGTTTGAGCATTTAATCTTTTAATAAATTCATCAGCATCAAATAGATATTTAGCGGCACCAGCCCTATCGAACTGATCTAGTAATCCTAAGACACCTTTAATTTTTCTTCTTTTAGCATCAAGAGGACCGAAGATAACGTCTTTAATATTATTATAAGTTTCAGTATCAAGTCCTGATTTAGATATATTCTGTAATCTTTTTTCTACTCCTGCCATTGTATCAGCTAAGTCAATCATTTTAAGAACGTTATTTTCACCATAAATACCTGCATAGAATTCTTGATTATCTCTTAAGTTTTTTAATAATACTTTTGAACTAAATATCTCTCCACCTGCTTCACCTCGAATAAAAGAACTATTAAATAACTGTCGTAAACTATAAGCTTTAAAATCAGTTTGACTTTCTTTCGATAATGCCTTTACAGCTTTCATAGTAAATTCAGGTCTTTGTAATAAGTTATTATAGATAGTTCCTAAATCAGTACTTGCGATAAAACCGTTAGTAGATGATTTTAAACTATCTATTTGTTTTAAAGCTTTTTCTTGAGTATCGATAAAACTATTTAAAGCATTTCTAGGATTTTTAAATGCTTGAAGAGCCTCTTCTCCAACTAATTCTTTTAATACTTGCTGTTTACTTTCGTTTCCAAAGTAATTATTCATATTCTTTAAAGTTTGCTTATAATTAAAACCAGGTAAATTTGCAATTTTTCTTAAAGCACTCGGGCCTTCAGATTTCAATAACTGATATGCTTCATAACCAAATACATCTTTAATATAATCTTCCGTTACAAAGGTTTTAACTGCTTGATCTAATTCAGCACCGTTTGTGGCTCCTGATATAGACCTCATTAATTGATTTGCTAAGTCAGCTGAATTTTCTCCACCTTTTAATAATTGTTTTAATAAAGTAGTATCGTTATCTAGGTATATACCTGTATTATCTACTTTTAATATTTCATCTAATAATTCTCTTTCTTTATTCGCTCTAGTAATTCTATATTTAGTTCTATTAGTAAGATACTCTGCAGCTTTTTCTGGTCCGAATTGTTTTTCTAAAGCAACTTTATAATCATTTCTAACATTAGCAGTTAAATTTTTTAAATCTGATTTACTAATTTTAAAGTTCTTAAAGATAGCATCTTCACTTTGCTGTAAAATATCAGATAAATTTTTAATTGTAATTTCCATAGCTTCTAGAGATACAAATTTAGATGCTTTACGACCAGGTTTTCCTGTTTCTTCTGCCATACCTGTTTTTAAAGTATTTAAGATATTGCTTTTAGATTTGCTAAAATCAAATGCTCCTGTAATATCTTTTTTATACTTACCCATAGTATCATATACTTGTTGAAGAGATTTTGAATATTGACCAAAGTTTTTCTTTTGCTCATTTGATAATAAACTTAAAAGACTATTTCTTTCTTTATCTAATGCATCTAAAGCTTGATCTTTTTCCTTAGTTAATACATTTTGAATAGCATCTAAACTAATTCCTGTTTCTCCTTTTCCTAAGTTCTGCCAACCACCAATAGTATCTTCAACTGCAGCTAAAGTAGTAAGGAAATTAGTTTCTCCCATATCAATTAATTTATTTAATGCAGCTTGTTCAGCATCATTTAATTTAACTGCTTCTCCTCTAAAAGCTTCTAATATTTTTAATTGTGAGCCTTGAGGAAGATTATCGACACCCGCTAAATTCATCATCATTTCTTTCATAGCTACGTTAGTTTCAGCTATATTATTAAGAGTCATTATAGTGCCAGTATCTGCAACTTCGCTTTTAGTAAATTTTCCAACTGTTCTTGATAATGTTCCTTCAGGCATTACTCCCATTGCCGATACTTTTAACTGAGGTGCGTTATCACCAAATATATTTAATAAATCTTGATTTAATTGTTTTATTTTTTCAGCATTAAGTTTTCCCTGTTCTACGAAAGGTGAATTATTATTAGCTACATCAACTAATTCTTTAGTTAATTTTTTTCCACCAATATAACTTACAGCATTTCTTCTAAAGAATTTATATATAGCATAGACAGCTTTCTCTGGTATATAAGTTAATGCGCCTTCTATCGCAGGATTTGCTGCTAATGATTTTATTACATCAGTCATGGATAAAGGATCATTTCCTTCTAAATATCCTTGTATTCCTAAGTTAGCTACACCTAAAAGAAATTCTGCTCCCATAGCAGTTCCAGCACCAGTTGCTCCCATTCCACCAGGGCCTGCAGGTGCAGCAAGCATTGCTGTTATTGCTCCTAGAACACCAGGTCCTAAATCTCTAGTTAATTGTCCTAAATCCCCTTTATCAAATCCTGGTGCGTTAATAACGTTATACTTACCATCACCTACTCGATAGACGATAACGTCAGATAAATCTTCTTTGCTAATTGTATCAAGACCAGTAATATCTTTTATATCCTGTCTTAAATCAGATGAAGTTTCTGGAGTTCCTAAACTAGTTTTATCTGCTGTTGTAACTTCTATTTTTTGATCTGGATATTGATAATTTAATATTCCTTTTACCATACCCATTTGATCTTCTAAATTTCCTGTCATGCCAGGAAGAGAAACAACAAATCTTAATGGAGCAGTAAAAGCTTCTTCATCAGAAATTCCTGACATATAAATAGATTCTTTTAAATCAGGAGTAAATGATCCTTGATCCCTGTATAAGTTTTTAAGATTTTCTTTTTCTTGAAGATAGATCGGAGAATCATATATTTGTTCTCCATACTGCATTACTTGAGGAGCAAACATGGAGTTTACTTTTTTCGTTATTTCATCTTCTACGCCTTGAATTCTATTTTCATATAAGTCAATTCCTTTTTGAATAGTATCAACGTCAAGTCCAAAAGCTTCTATTCTTTTTAAAGAATCTTCATTAACTTTAGTATCAGTCGTAATAAGACCTTGATCTCTAAGATTATTAAGTATCTCAGCTGTTTGAGTATCAATTTGATCGACCATTAATCTTCCTCTGGTTGACTAAATACTGTGTAATAATAATCATTAGGAGTCATTTCAAATGCATCAAATCCATATTTCTTTTTAAAGTTTTCTAATACACCATCTGGTAATTGACCAGTTTCATCAAGAGTTCTCATCTGTTCAATCGTTACAGTAAGATTATCAAAAGCGTTTTGTAATTCTTCAGCGTTTTTAAACGAATTCCAATACTGTTCTGGAGTAGTTACTTTAGATACTTCTTTTCCTTTAAATACTTCTATTGGATCAATTCCCATTTGATCCGCAACTTTCGTTCCATTTAACGCCATTAATTTTGCCATCGGTGTATAATCTTCTGGAAGTGTATCCGTTCCATAATCTTTTTCTTTTACAAATCCGTATGACTTCATCATTTCATCAGTGATTCCACTATTTTTAAATCTTTTACTAACTTCTTTTAACTGTTTATTTCTCGCATAATCCATAAAGTTCATATAGCCTTCGTATTCAGTTCCTGATGATTTTCCTGCTCTATCAACGTATTCTCTTGAATAATCTGAGTATAGTTGAGCGTATTCATTAAACGCTAATAGTTGAGCTGATAGCCCTGCGAATCCAAAAGCATCATTTGGGAATGATGCGATTAAGTTTTCTACGTCTTTATTTGATATCGGATATAGGTCTTTCATTCGAGGAAGTATCGCTTGGAATGTATTCGCCATAATCCTATTAACATTAGCGATATCGTTTGGATTTTTACCAATAGCATCCATCATTTCAAGATATGCACCTTCATCTATACCTCTTACAAAGCTTGCAACAGGAGCAACTAATTTATCGAATTCAGTAACACCACCAGCTGATAGTTCTTTCGCTAGATTAATATTTGACATAATAGCGTTTCTTTCATTTGTTATTCCATTTGCTGTAGCGATTATTTCTTTAAAATTATCTTTATAATATCCTTCAAGTTCATCTCCACCACCACCTTTTGGATCTTTCTTTATAGATGCTGAGAATATAGAACCGAAACTACCATCATCATTTAAATTAGATTCTACGATATAAGTTTGTTTATTTACAAAATCCATGCCAGGAAGTGCAGCTTTGAGTGCAGCGTCTTTCGTTGGATTTGATCCAAACACATAATCTGTTTTCTTATCTTTTAGACCAGTCGTTCCTTTTACTAATTTAGCATCTAGTAATTTAGATTGAATCATTGCGTTAGAAGTATCTTCTAAAGCTTCGAATACTCTTCCAAATGGTGAAGTAAATGAAGATTGACCTGATCGTTTCGCTAAGTTAATAAAGAACTGAGTTTTAGGGTCTTGTAATCCTTCTTCAAATCGTTGACCCATTCTTTCCATACCACCTGGTAATTGAATATCTCTTCCATTAGGAAGCGTTAAAGTTTCAGGTCTTTCAGTTAAAGTTTGATATATAGCTTCCGGTGCTCCTACAATAGTTTCTAGAAATGATTTTTTAGGTTTTATTCCTAAAGCCCCTTGAAGTCTTTCTTTAACTCTATCATCTAAGCCAGATACATATGATATCATCTCTACTATATTATCATTCATACTATTAGTATCTTCTTTTTCAGCTAAAGTATTATTTACTACATTTTCAATTTCAGATTTTAAAGCGTCACCTGTAGTAATGGTATCACCGGTATTTGTAGTAATGGTATCAGCATCACTTACTGTCGATTTAGCAGTCGCACCTTTTAGTAATTCTTCAAATGGAATTTTTTCTACTGGTTGGCTTTTAGCTATATCTACAAGTGTAGTATCTTTAGGCTGTTCTTCTTGAAATACTTGATTTAAAAACTCTGTTTCACTTCCATATTTATTAATAATATTTTCTTTTTGAGAAGCATATTGATCAGGGACTTCTGTTTCAGATAGAAATTTTAAATATTTATAGTCGTTTTGAGGAGAAGTCGTTTCATCAATTTTAAATAAACTTGTGAAACGTTCTGCAATTTTATCTAATGCAGCCATATTAGTTTATCTTCTTAAAGTCTACATCAAGCTTATCGTAATCTACAGCTAAATATCCATCAACTTCAAACGAAACTTCTGGTACTTCTTGCGCTATAACACCTTGATATCTACCAGGGATATCTATATATTTAAATTCATAAATATTAATTCCTGATGGTGATTTACCGACTAACTCAATATCCTCTTTTAATCTTATATCACTAAACATTCCTAGCTGATAAGCAGTTCCAAGTCCACCAGCTATTTGTCCAAATGGTGAAGTTCCACCAATAACTTGTCCTAACATACCAGTACGTTCTTCTCCGTATGAACGTATGGGCTGCCCTGCAAGTAATCCTGTTAAGAATTGAAGTTGACCTCTTTCAAATCCTTGACTTTCTACAAAGTCACGATAATCTTCTAACATTTGTTGTTGTGATATCGCTTGTTGTAAACCTCCAAACTGAGTTGCAGCTGCAGCTTCTTGAAGTCCTACTTGACCTAGTTGTGCTTGAAGAGCAGGAATTGCTTGTGCTGCAGTTATTTGCCCTTGAGCGGCAGAAGCACGATCTGCAGCAAATCTTGATGCTGCATCTTGAAAAGCTTGTGCTTGTAACTGAGCTGTAATATCACCCGCTCGTTTTGCTGTTTCAGCTTCACGAACAGCTTCTTGTACTCCCTGTCTTGCTCCACCAAAAGCACCCGATTGAATAGCTTGTGCTCTTTGCTGTTGTCCTGCTAAAGCAGACTGTTCTTGTAAATTTCTAATTGCCGCATTCGTTACTTGCTGAGTATAGGGACTCATATATTGCTGTGCTAGTTCCGGCGTAAACTGCGTTGCTGATATATTAGCGGCATTCGCAACCATCTGTTGTGCTTGCGGTATAACTCCTGATGCTCCAAATTGACCAAGCTGAGTCTGTGCTTGACTAATTGCAGCGTTTTGTAGAGCTGTTAAAGGAGCAATACGTTCACCAGTATAAGGTGTATAACCAGCTTGACTTGCAGCATTTGCTCGAGTAACTAAACTTTCCTGTATATCTTTAAAATACTGTGGAATATCGTATTGAACTTGTGATTGACTCGGTGCTTCTACTATTGTTGTAGATGGTTTAAATAAACTTCCCATTATAAATTATCTCCATACGTTCCACCAAGATATTCGAAATTCTGTCTCATTAACCACTGATGTTTTCTATCAATATCATGACCTTGCGTTATTTCTAGTATCAAAGGCATCTTCGTTATTTTAACGTATTCTTTAACATATTCTAGCAATTTTTTTGCTATTCTACTATTTCTTTTTTTATCATCTACATAGAGCCAATTCACTCGATAAAACTTCTTATCAGTGTACCACATATCTCCTAGTACTAATGATATAGTTCCTACTATTTTACCCTCTTTTTCAGCCACTATAACGAAATGGTTATAGATAATATCGTGAATATACGCATCTCCTTTTCCTGTATTAGGTTTTCCTAAGTCTAAAGGTGATTCTTTTAGCCAATTTAAAAGTAAGTTTCTAATAGGACGAACATCGTCTAAAGTCGCTTTGCGATAATTAATCAAGTAATCCTTTCATTATCTATGACCATCGGGTCTAGCATCAACACGTAAAGTTCCAAATCTCCAATTATCATCTACACTAGAATCGCTCAATATTTTAACTGCTATTTGTCTCCCTCTTGATCTAGTATTAACTTCTCTTGTACTTGATGTAATATCAATCTCTCCTGATTCCGTAGGAGTATCAGCAGGAAATTCTCTTGATAATAAATTCATTTTTACAGTTCCCTGTAAGTTTTTAAAGTCAGGAATATATCCTCGAATAAACATGAATTGATCCCCGTCTGCTATATCTACATCTCCACTAGTAATATATGATTCCATAATCTCACCATTTTTAGTCGTACCAGTTTCTTGTTCATAAATAAAGCTACGACCTGGCGATACTCCATTTAAAGTTTGAGATGTTGCTGCAGTAGAATTAGCGTAATATTCTGTAGCTTGAGGAACGTTGTAGACACCTTGATCAACCCAAGTACTACGATTCATAGTTCCTATATACCATGTATTTTCTAAATAATTATAGATTACATACTTATCTACTTGACTTGAATTAGCTGAAGGGTAAAACCAGATAACTTCATTAAATTTATTATTTTCACCAGCGTAAACTTGAGGATATTGAATATTATTTATATCTCCAAATACATATGATTTAACTGTACAAGGAATTTCTTGTATTCCACCTCGATACATCATAAATCGACCTTCTGACATCCAATAAGCTGCATCATTTACTATAACAACAGCATTCATTCCTACTGCTCCACAATCAGTTCCTAATAATTTAAATCCAAAAGTATAAGGAGGACCAATAAACTGCATTGTGTGTAAAGCTTGATCAGTCCATATAAGTATTTCATTTCTAGTTTTCTTAGCAGATACGATTCTACTTCCTTCAGCTAGTCTTTGTGAACCTGCTGTATTAATAGCGTTAGCTGTCCATTGAGTAAAGTTTTCTTGATCAGACCATCTAATAAACATATCTTCTTGAGTTGAAGTATCTCCAATAGTAGTTTCAGTTCCAAAACATACTAGATGTCGATCTGGTGTAGAAACTAAACCAGTAATAGAACTAGTAGGAGCGTTATTAACAGGAACCATACGCTGAGTTACTCCTGCGGAAGTATCCCATACATATACTCCACCATCTTTTTTCCAACCATATAAATCTTCACCAGCGTTATCAAAAGACCACATTCCCATATTAAGTACAACGTTTGAAGTTGATCTAGCTGTTCCCCATGCTTCTGCACTCCAAGTAGAAGTGCCCCAACCATAACCTTGAGTTTGAATATCAGGTTCTATTGATATTTCAAAATCAGTATCGCCATCTCCTGTAGATGTAATACCAGCATTTGCTTCATTAGATGGCATTTGAATGTAAAAAGCACTAGAGTTAGCTATACCTTGTATTTCAAATTCACCAGTTTCAAAGTCAGATGCTACATAAGAAGTTCCTGTAGTAAGATTAGTTACATTACTAAAAATAGCAAAATCACCTGTAGAAGCACCATGATTAGCTATTTCTACAGTAACGTTAGAACTACCATTAGTAGTTGTAAACATATTAGTTAATGAAGTATTAGATTGTCGAATAGGAGTAACATCACTAAGATTTCCACCTGTATAAATATAAACTTTTTTATTAGTTCCAAGTCCGATATATCGAGTACCGGCTAAATCGAACCAAGCTTTAATTCCTCTCACTGCTCCTACCATTGCTGTACTTGCAATACGAAGCCAACCACCTATTTTTTGAGGAAGTCCAAAGCGAAAACGTACTTTATCGCAATCGACCCATGTGCCTTCTGCGCCATATTCAGTGTTTTCTTTATCGATACCTGGACGGAATTGTACCTTATTTAGCATAAACAATACTATATATTATGTTTTATTGCTATTAAACTACTAATTTATATTGCATGTCATAGACAATTTTGGGCTATTTATTTCAACAACTTGATGGTTAATAAATTTATCAAAACCAATACAGTCTTGGTCTTTTAAACTTATTTCTTTTTCGTCTATTATCCACTTTGATTTCCCAAATATATTTTTAACTATAACTGGATAATAATGATTATGTTTATCAAAAGAAACTGATTTTTTCCCATTACCAAAATAAAAATTACAGTTACATTCTTTTTTAAAGATATTAAATAATAACTGATTAAAAATCCAAGTATCTCTACAGAATCCATTTATTTTAGAGAAAATAAGAGTATAGCCTTCTTCATACCTTTTTATACATTTTTCAGAGTCTAGATAATCGTCTTTCCAAAAGAAGTCTTGATCTTTTTCTCCATTTTCATTTATGGCTTCAATACTAGGTTGATTATAAATTGGGTATATTTTAGGCCATCTATATCTATCTAATAATCTGTCTAATATATTTTCTTCAGTAAGATTTATTTTTTTGCTTTTTAAAAAATCTAAATTAATCATGAATCTCTTACACTTATATTAAACGCCATAGAAATTCTATCTTCTTCTCCTGTATGCTCAAATACAGCATGTTTTGTAAATCCAGGGAAAAGAACTAACATATTGTCCTTTAACTCAAGTGATTGTTGGTATTCTTCAAACCACATTTGAGTTAAACAAGGAACATTTAAATAAAAAGCACCCGAAAAAGGAATGTTATGAATATGAGAAATTGTAAAATCTCCTTTTTTATGTCGCATGCCCCAAGAATTTTCTAAAGAAAAAATTGTTTTGTGATGAGGGGTTGGAGTTCTTAATGTCCAAACTGTACACAAAAATTCAATTATTTTTTGATGAATAAAATTAAAATCTGAATCTTCCATTAATTTTGTATAGTTAGTCATGGATGCTTTTACATTAGTCATTCTCTGCATTTCATCAACTTCTGTATATTGTTTAATTTTATTAGAAATATGTTTTATGTAGTTTTTATCATCAATAAAATCTTCAAATATATAAATACTATTAATAGCTGATGAAGAGTGTTGAAGTAATTTAAGTTTCATAAAATTTAATTATTTCTTCTGGTATTTTACTTTTTATATAGTTTATTTGTTTTTCAGTTAATTTTCTAGTGGTATTAGTAATATAGTCTTTTTTACGCTCATCAAAATCTTTAGCAGTCTGACTTACTCGATAATCTACATTATTAGTAAATAATATCCATTGAGCATTTCTTTTCTTTAGTCCTAATTTATTTTCTATTTGAGATAAAACTTCAACTGCTCCTGGTTGATCGCACATTTTTCTTTGATTCATAATTATATAATTAGTCCTATTTAAATATTTAATCCAATTAGTATGAAATTCTATCCACTTTTCTATACATAAACGTAAGCTAAATCTATATTTTATATTATCGATAATTAAATCGGGATCAATATCGTCACTAAATTTAGTAAGATTCCAATAATTAATAAAATCTACATCACCTCGAATAATACTTTCTACCCACATTAAAGGTGTTTTATAACAAAATATTAAAGAACTGTTATTAGTTAAATTAGATGTAGCTTTATCGGCATCTGGATTATGTTTCCATGACCAATTACCAGCATCATTTATGTTTCCCCATTCACTATAAAAATTAGTAAGAACTAATTGTTTTGCGTAATTAGTACAAGTTCTTTGAATACCAAAAGTGTAGAATTTCACTTTTTACTAGTTTCTCCAATAGATTCTCTTTTGTCAAACTTATATTCTTTATAAGGTCCTTCTTGATCTACATAGTGTAAAAACACAGTTATGAAATGATCGTGTTTACAATATTCTCTCCAATGAATTTTATCCATTCCTTTAAAAATTACTGCATTATTTGGAAGCATGGGAAATTTATAATCTATTCTATAACGATTATAGTTTCCTTGCGTATCCCAATATTTATAATCTGAGTTTTCGTCAGCTTCTCCTACAAATATTTCGTAAGGTTCATTATGTGGTTGTGCTCCTAAACATAGTGCAACTGTGTATTCACACGATGGTCTATCTGTATGAACTGCTAAATCAGATTCTTTATCATAAATCCTAAAAAAAGAATAAGTTGGCCATAGTCTTTTTTTCACATTTTGCTCTATAACACTGGTGCTCATATCTAAAAGAGTTTCCATATAATAATCACTATATTGACTTACAAAACTTTTACTTTGATTATCTACATTTAATTGGTCTTTATTTTGAAACTTTAAAAGACAGTAATTATATGAAAGATGTAATATATTTTCTGGTAAAAATTCTTTAATAAATATCGGTTCCATATTAATACACCCACCCTATTATTGCGTATCTAATTCCTTTTGTAACTTTATTAACTTGATGAGGAAACATAAAATTTGAAGGGAACATTACAGCATCTCCAATATTTTGTGGGTATTGAATTTTACCTTCTTTTCCTAAATCAAAAACAAATTCTCCGCCTGTGAAAGAATTATTTAAACAAATAGATATTGAAAAAGCTCTTTTTGTTACTTCAGTTCCAAAATCTCTATGAAATTTGTAACCAGCATCATATTCGTTAGCGACATATTTTAAAATTTCTAATGAACTTATTTTATTAACGTCAGTTTTTTCTATGCTTTTTTCATAAAAAGAAACACAATCAAAAATAGTTTTTTCAATATAGTTAAAACAAATTTTTTTACCAAAACTATCTTTAGTAATTGGTCTAGTATCACAGTTTCTAATTTTTCTATTTTCCCCTCCTACAGTTTGAGCGGTTATTAGATTGTTGTCGTAATATGAAATAATTTTTTTACAGTATTCTTCTGGAATTAGTTTTTTAACTTCTAAAATATACTCTTTCACATAAGCCTTTCTCTTATTAATTAAAAATTAATAAGTGATACTATGATTAGCTAAATAATTAACTCTAGCTGTGTCTGCTGCACTTGTAGCTGCACTTCTTGCCGCTGAATCATCTTCTAAGCCAGCGTCTGCATGAGCATCATAAGTAGAATTATAAGAAGATTGCCAAACATCTTGTGCCTCACATCTTATAACTACATTAGTAGCCCATTGAGGAAAAGAAGATAAAGATTCATTTTCCCTGTTATCTATAAATTCTAATTCGCCAGTGTTAGTTGTAGCATTCCATTGTAATGCATGGACATTAGCGTCTATTTCAGTATGGGATCTAATATTATAATAAACACGAGAATCGATATAAACATCTGATTCTGTGTTGCCTGTTCCTAACCTTGGACCGTTGCCATCTAAATATCCACCAGCATCAAAAATAATAGTTATTCTAGTATTAGCTGTTGTGTTATTTACTGTTGTTGTCATCTTTTTTTCCTTTCTTTACTTTTATCTTATTATTACTTAATTGTCTAATGGTTTCCTCTTCTAATTTAGGATCATTTTTTTCAATTGCTTTTTGATGGTTTCCAATTAATTCAAATATAGTAGTAGCGTTAACCATAAGATTTTTAGCTGAATCACTAGATTCTAAAAGCTTACTCATAGCATTATTTGATTTAACCATTTCATTTCTAAATGATTCAGTTGCAGCTTGAGTTCCTTGAATATGTCTAGCGTTTTCTACTAATAATAATGGCATCCACGCTATTGAACATCCCCATTCTTGAACAGGAGCCCCTGTTTGTGGATGTGCTCCTTGAAGCATGTTATACCAAATACATTGGTGTTTAATACATTTTTTATTTAAAAGTGGACATTTTCCGTCCGGGTCGAATATGGGCATAAGCCCTCTCCTTTCTTAGTCTTTATTTGCTACAATTACGTTTGCGTATTTGACGTTCATCGCAGGTATAGATAATGGAGTATCTGCTGTTGACGCACTTGATAGAGAACCACTAAATGGGTGAGCATGCGATCCACCACCACCTGCTGGTTGCCATGTTTGAGGCTGAAAACTAAAAGGCCAAGGTTCTGCATTTCTATTATAAAAACTACTTGTCAACCAGTTCCATTGTGGATTTGGGTTATAAGGAGCTGGAGACTGACCACTTGGTTTGTGATTGTGCGAAGCTATTTGAGGAGTTGAAAGAGTTGTATCGCCCACAGTTCCTGACAAAGAACCTGAAACAGGAATTGTTCCTGTATTAACAGTTTTAGAAGAAGTAAAAGTTGAATAAAAAGAATCAGCTCCACCAGTTCCACCACCAGTTCCTGTTACAATAGACATTGCAGTATTTGCTAAAGCTGCACCTGTTTGTTTAGTCCAACCAGTCGGTGCTGAAGCTTGATTAAAAATCATTGAAGTATTAGCTTCGAAAGGATCAACGCCTGATAATCCAGCGCCGTTACCAGTAAATGAAGTTGCTGAAACTAAACCGTTAGCGTTAAGTGTAACTGCACTATTAACTGTAAGTGTACCTGTCATGGTAGTATCACCAACAATATTAGCAGTTCCTTTTACTGAAAGTGTTCCTAAAGAATTTGCAAATAGATCGACCATACCTGTACCTGCTTTATTATACATAATAGTATGAGCACCTTGAGTAATTGCTACACCATTAGCAGAATGGCCTGTTGGCGCAACTGTTAATGAAAAAGCACCAGCAGTATTATTATAAAAAATATATTCTTTTTCTACTGCAGGAACAAATACATAAATATTTCCGGTTAATGTCCCTGTAAATTCAATAATTTTATTAGCAGATTCATTTGTAGTTTCTACATTTGGATCTCTATTCGCTTGAGTTAAAGTAACGTTAGTTGAACCCGCAACTGACTTAGAAAGATATCCGCCGATAGCTGCATCTACAACTTCTAAGTTTTCGTTTGTATTATTTCCCCAAACACCAGAATTGGCGCCTGCTTCCATTAATTCTAATTTTAATCTATCTGAATAATTACTTGCCATTATTTCTCCTTATGCAGCAATATTAGTCCACGTGTTTGTAGAGCTTGCAGCAATACTAGTCCACGTGTTTGTGGAGCTTGTGTTAACAGGTTGCCATAGTCTAACATCATCAAGTGAAATTATAGCAGAAAATCCTGTAATTGAAAGTATTTGTTGTGTACTTGGAGTAACATTTCCAAGTGTAGAAGTTGCTTCAATACCTGTAACTACAACTCCTATTCCTTCTCCAATTGTTACTGAATTTAATGCTGTAATAGCTTCTAAACCAGTTGGAGATAGTATTTGTTCACTAGATATAGCAACACTAGCTATACTTCCTGTTAATTCTTGACCAGTTACTTCAATGTAAGCGGCCAATCCTACTTCTACATTTCCTAAAGCTGTAGGTGCTTCAAATCCAATTACTGGATTTATAGTTGCTCCTGTAGCTGTTACAGAGTTTAATGTAGTTGTAGCTTCAAAACCTGTAGCAGATATTATTTGTTCACTTCCAATAGAAACGCTAGATAATGCTAGATTAGCTTGTTGTCCTTCTTCAATTACAACAGCTCCACCAGTAACTACTTCATCTGAAAGAATACTTTGGGCTTCAAATCCAGTAACAGAGAATATAGTTCCTGTACCTTCAATAACGTTACCAATAGGTGATCCCCATGCTCCTGATCCCCATTCATTAACGCCCCAACCTGCTCTCCAATTTACATCTACTGTAGCAGATACACCAGTGACTTGAATTTCTTTTCCTTCACCAGCGATTACATTTCCTAATGCAGAACTAACTTCAAAACCAGTTATAGCTAAAGATTGACCAGTGCCTGGTGTTGCATCTCCTAATGTTGAAGTTCCGTTTATACCCGTTGGTAAAATGACAGCACTGCCCTGTACGACTTCATCTCCTAATGAAGCGTTAAGGGATAGCCCTGTGATAACGGCGATAGCGTCTGCTGACGTTCCCCACTCACCGTCACCCCAGGCTAATCTACTCCAACCAACCTGGGCAGTTGACATTAACTAATTCTAATTAATGCGTTATTAGCGTCTGCGGTTGGAAATTGAATTTCAAACGTACCGTTTGTAGATGATTTATCTCCACCAAAATCTAAAACACAAATTGCTGAATTTGAATTTGAGTTATTATAAATTAGTGCAGCTTGAGCTGTAATTGTTGAGTTTGAGAATGCTACGTTATCACAATCAAAAATTGCAACGTTGCCATCTGTGCTAACTGTTACGTTTGCTAATGTTGCTCCACCTGCGGAGTAACCAGTACCTGCAACTTCGTTAGTTGCTGCATAAGATGCTGTGTTCTCGTTTAGTGTAGCCGCATTGGTGTAGAGAGCTAACTTTAATGTGCTAGCTTCTAAGTTTGCTCCGGGTGCCATTAAATCTTCTTTAAATGCCACGCAGAGTGCTTGTGTTATTGCCATGGTTCTACCTCCTTATTGGCTACCCGTTAGGGTGTCCGTGCCAGCTACGCTAGCAGGGAATTTGTAATCAGTTCGTCTGCGCCTTCTTGCTTGATTATTAAGACCAGCTACGATCTCCTGATATCTTTTATTATACAACGGATAATCTACTTCATTTTTTGTAAAAATAGAAGCTTCGGCTAAACAACCATAAAGTAATGCGTCATCAGCAAATTCAGTTAGCCAATTAGTTGTATTTGTATTTGAAAGATTTTGAATACGTGCAATGTATTGCATATGCACTGTGTAAGCTTGATCTGGTGTAGGTGCTAAGATTGTAGTATTATCATCAAAATTAGCAAAATATTTAGGAAGTCCAGTTTGAGTTGCATCTGGCCAATATTCATATAAATATTCATCAGTTTTTATTTCTAAGAATATCTTATCGTTTCCATTAAAAACCATTAAATTTTTAATAATTAATAAATCACTTGGATTACTCATATATTGATTATTAGCGTCTAAAGTAGTATATGAATTAAAAGTAAACGCTTCAGGATCAATTTCTCTTAATAATCGCTGTTCCGTATTATTAATAAATACGTCTAATTGATTAGTAAAATCAGTTCCTGTATTTTGCATCCAAGTTTGGATATCTGTTTTTAAATCTGAATAAGTTGTTGCCATTATGTTGCTATACTATCTTTTTTTGCAAATTTATGCGATACATTTCCTCTAAATCCATAAGTTCCAAAATGAGTTAAAGAACTTTGAATTTCAGCGTATATTTTTCCACCTATTTGCTGCCATCTACGACAGAATGTGTAATCTTCACTTAAATATCTATTACTTTCAGGATCAATAATACAATCGAAAAATGAATAACACCAATCGCTAGAGTATCTCCCATTATTAATAATCTGATCTGAAGTATATTTTAATTGAGGAAAATGTTCTTTCATTTTAACAAATACATCTTTTTTAATAAGCATAAAACCAGTAGCTGCATCCAATACTTCTACAAATCCGTTTTCTACTTGAATATTCATAGGATCAGCGAAGTTCATATTATATCCTAATAACTTCTGTTCTAATGCTTGTGTATCTCCCTTTTTCAAATAATATTCTAAGTTTTGCCATTCAATTGATTTTCTTGGATAGATAGCTGAAACGACATCTTTATCGTGTTTCAATAACTTAGTAACTAATTCTGGGTTAAAAGCGATATCTGAATCTATAAATAATAAATGAGTACAATGTTCTGTATCCATAAATTGAGAAACGATAGTATTTCTTGCTCTAGTAATTAAACTTTCATTTCCCATAGTATTTAAATGAATCTTATAACCATTTTCTTTTGCTTCTTGTAATAATTTAATTACACTATGAAAATATGCTTCGTGCATTAAACCACCATAACATGGTGTTCCAATCATAACATATGCGTCTTGTAAATTAACTGATGACGACTGAGACATTTCCTAACTCCAATCCTATTTGGTTTCCGGTAGCTACACCTACCTCTTGCCCTGTGTCTCCAAAGGTACCCGGATATATTACTGATAATTGATCAGGCACGCCTCCTGTAGCTGAAAGAGGAGCCTGCGGTCTGGCATTTTTTAGTGCTTCTGGATCACTAAAAACTATTGGATCTAGTTGTGGTTGTTTTGGTTCATATTCGCTAATGTGAACTAATAGTCCGTTCCATTCACGAACCATTTCTAAATAAGGATATTCTAATCCTGAACGATCTGAAATTGCTCTAGCGTATTTTCCTTTAGCATATGGAAAGGAAGGTGCTTTAGTTGGTCCACGTTTATTAAAAGCCACTGCGATAACCTGGTACTATTCTAAATGTTTCGTTTAAATCTGCGTCTTTCGCTCTAGTAAATGCAGTTTCATACTCAGCTTTTAAATACGATAATTTATTTAAATCTACTCCTGCTCTTTTCATTCCCATATAATAAGCTAAACCAGCAACCATACATTCATAAAATCTAAAAGGAATATCGATATCTTGCTCACTACCACCAGAACTAAGAGCAGTAATATCTTCTATTTTTCTTATTCTCCAATAAGTAATAACGTCAGTACTATTATCGGGTGCTGGATAGATATATAATTCTGGTGTTCTATCTTTTTGTAAATAAAATTGAGTTGCTCTTCCTGTCGTTAATTTATTAGGATAAGCATTATAATCAGTTAAACTAATACGTTCTACGCTATAATCTGTACCATCTCTTGTTACATAAGTATCTACAATATCTACAGTATCGTAATCAAGAGCATAACTAGGTGTGTTTTCTACTACTGTTACAGTTTTCTTTTCAAGTGTCCATTGATTGACACCACGATTAGCCCAATCAGCGAACATAACATTAAGACTACGTTTCGCTGAACGTATATCATAACCTAAAATCGGTTCTCCACCGATACGATCCATAGCTTCTTGAATCGCATCATTAACCGTTAAGTTAAATGTTGCTGTTCCTGATGTGGCCATTATGCGTAAAATACTGTAACTGCTGCCACGTTTGCTGATAAGTTAGCAACTAAGTTAGTAGAACATTTTAAACCTTCAGATGGTAAAGAAATCTGAACAGGTCCTGATGCTGCACTAGCTGCAGTTGTTAACGCAAACAAAGTAGAACTACCATCTTTAAAAGTTACTGTCCCTGCATTTGCAGTAGGTGTTACAATAAATCCTTTTAATCTTGTAGGACCTGCAAATAAAGTTACATCACTTCCTGTTGTAGTAGTACTATTGGCAAAAATATCTGAACTTGACATTATACATTTGCTCCTTTTTTAAGTGCATTTCTCAATGCTTCTAATTGTCCTTCAATGGATTTTAATTTTCCACCAAAGTATGTATCTAACCCTGCAAACGCAGGACTAGGACTACCTCCTACATTAGCCATAGGACCATAGGGAGACATTGAACTAGGTGTTCCCATTAAATTTTGACCACTATAAACTTTAGCAGATGGTTCACTAGCTGCAGCTGATAATGCTTTTAAAGCTTTATCTAACTTAGCTTTTGTTTCGCTATCTTCTTGAGATGATTCAATAACAGATTTTATTTCTTCTAAAGTAGGTGTTTCAGTTTCTTCTTTTTCTAAATCTACTTTAACTTCATCTTTAGTATCTTCAACTTTTATTTTTTCAAAAGCATCTTTTTCAGCTTTTAAATCATCTGAAGATTTAAACTGACTTATGAAATCATCAAACCAACTCATAATCGCAACTATATACAATTAATAGGGCCTTTAACAGGCCCTATATTAACTATTATAAGTTATTGTTTTGAACGTATTCTACAGTAGCTGTAAAAGCACCAGTAGTCGCATCGCCATCACCATTAGTTGCAGTTGCAATAACAGTAACATCAGTATTACCAATGTTGGTAGAATTTGCGATAGCTGCAATATTCATTGTAGTTCTAGCTGCAGCTTGAGCGTTTGCTGCCACTGTAAATAGTGTAGCATTCGCAGAAGTACCAACAGAAACTGTTGAAGCGTTAGTCGCATCAGAAACTTCAGTAATATCTAGCTTAACATCAATAACTTGTGAATATGCAGGAATAGTTCCGATTGTCCAAGTTGTTGAATTACCTGTTAAAACACCAGATGATGACTGTATCATTTTAACAAATCCAACGTTTTTAACGTCTGATCCTACAGTAGTTCCTGTAGTTTCTTTAATTGTACCAGCTTTAATAGGGCCGGAAAATGTAGTTGTTCCCATAATGTCTACCTCCTTGTAGTCGTTTAAGTCTTTAGGGAAAGAGAGGGCGAATAACGCCCCCTCTTAGTTTTAATTATTAGGCTGCGCCTGTAGTACCGAAGATACCTCTCCAATCGGTGAAACCGAATGAATATCTCTCAGATACTTTATAGCGTAAATTGCCTGTCTCAAAATCACCTTCAACAGCTTTCTTAAGTGATCTTCTTACGAAGTGTTTTAAACCATCGTTTACATCTGTTAGTAAGAAGAAAGCATCAGGGTCAGTTAAACGCTGATTAACTGCTACGCCACCAGGGATCATACCCATAGATTTCATAGCGTTAATGTCGTTGTCAGCTGTACCTAGTCTTAAGTTACTGTTAACGATTCTTTCAGCAACAAACATTAGTTCTGGTGGAACAACCAATTTCTGACCTGTAGCTGCAACCGGAATACCTCTGTCATCTGTCATTTCAGAAATCTGAATTAACATAGTTTCTAGAGATGTTTCGGATAAGTCAGCTGCAGTTCCAAGAATGTTGGATGCAGTTCCGCCACCACCTAATGGGTGAGAAGCACTAAGCATAGCCACTCCGTCACCACCTGTTACTGATGTAAAGCCGTTGTTTAAGATGTTCGCACCTTTGATTTCTTTTGTGTGCTGCATTGATCTTGCTAAAGCTCTAGCGTATTTTGCACCAAGAGAACCGTAAAGACCATCTTCTTCAGCTTCTTCAGTAATTGCAAAAGCTAATGCGATTGTCTCGTGTGTGTATCTTGCTACAATACCTTCTCTTCCTGATTCGTAAGAGATGGCTGCGCCTTCTGCTTTAGTAGGAGCTGCACCGAAACCAATCATTTGTACATCTTCTTCAAAAGCTTTTTGTGATTGCTCAACAGAGAATAATTCTCTCCACTGCTCTGGATAACGGTCATATTCCATACCAAAGATAGTGTTGAGGCCTAAGTTAAGTTGTTTCGTAAATAACGATCTATTTAATGCCATAACTTACTCCTTATACTCCTGCGCCTTGAGTTGATAATCTATGCTGGTTGATTGTTACCTCAACTTTTGCATTTTCAGCCCAAGCGTTATCTGGCTCATCTACTTTTCTTAGAACTCTAAGAACAAGAGAACCTGTTCCTAAAGTTGCGTTGTCTAACTCATGTTGTGAGTAGCCATAAGTAGAATTACCTGCTGTTAATAGAACGTTTGCTGTTTCTCCAACGTTAGCTTGAGCAATAGAACCGTTACCGGCCTGTACTGTATAAGTAATCATTGGATCATCATATACATAAGCTTTAATTGAAGTGTTAGCTTTTACAGTAGTGTTAGCTGTCCATACTTTTAAGAACCTAACATCTCCTGTTGCTTCATCGACATATTCACAACCGTAAAATACACCAATCGCTTTATCTGAATTAGCGAAAGCATCTAAATATCCATCTGATCCGAGATCAACAATATCTCCAGAGAAGAAACTAGTGCTATGCCCATTTTCGATTAGGTATTCGTTGGCTCTAATTATGCCGCCGGTTAAGTGTCTTTTAGGCACAAAACCATTTGGTTGGTCTGCATTAGCCATTTTATTTTACCTCCTTAAAATTGCCATTTGCCTACTCACCATCATATGTCGTCTTAGATCGATGTTCTCGTTGAATCGGATTACCTGGTTGTTCTACTCTATGTAAGTCATTACTGACTGCAAGTTCCTGATTGCGTGTTTTATTTGCATAATATTCATTACGCTGCGCAACCATTTCCTCTGGCATTTCGCAGAGAACCATTCCTTCAACGCCAATATAACCAGCGAACTTTCCATGTTCAATAGTTGCTACCGGAAAATCCTTAGACACTGTCTTTGCATCTCTCGGTTGCCAACCTTCTCTCATTCGTTTCGCCCAATTAGTTGGGTTATCTTGACCTAAAATGCTAGTCGCTATCCAACGTTGCTTATATCCTGGCCTCGCTGGTGGCGCCTCTAACAATGATGGCGGTCTCCAAGCTTTTTTACGAGAAAGCTCATCTCGTGTTTCTTTAGTTGTCATTATCAGGCTCCTTTTCTA